TGTAAGCGAGCTGACTACATACAACCACCACCCCCCCTGAAGGGGGGTGGTGATGGAAGCTTTATTAAACCGTCTAAACTCTTATAGTTATAAGAAGGGGTTGAGGTAACAGCATCCCCCTTCAGGGGATCTTTCATCCGTTCCTCAACTCCACGGCCCCTCGGCCGTGGAGAGTGAAGACGTGTTGACACGTGTTAACACTCTAAGTGAGGACGGGGTATGGCGAAGGTCTACAAGACATCGGATGGTAAGACCTACAAGACGGACCCAACGAAGCTTAAGTCTGCNCAGCAGACGAAGAACAAGGTCTACCAGTCCGACACCAAACTNCGCAAGCAGACCTTCATCAACTACGCCAAGAACGGTAAGGGCGTCAAGGAAGCTTGTCAGGACATGGGTCTCACCCTTGCCCAGTACAAGTACCTTCGTCAGTCCGATGGCGAGTTCCGTGCCGAGATGGACAAGCTTCGCCTCATGGTGGGGTCGTCCGCCCTAGCGGACGACAACCGCGTCAACATCGCTCCCTTTGCTGAGTGGTGCGAAGAGTACTTGGACACCAAGCTCTTCAACCATCACCTACAGTGGATAGACCTTCTAGAGGGCGATGAACCTCGTGGGCTTCACGAGTCACAGACTTATATCAAGGGCGAACCTGAGTTCCTATTGATCAACACTCCTCCCGAGCACGCCAAGTCCACCACCATCACGATGAACTATGTGACATACCGGATCTGCCAGGACCCGAACATCCGAGTCATCCTCGTGTCTCAGACACAGGAGATGGCCAAGAGGTTCCTTCGTGGCATCAAGGACAGGTTGGCCTCGGAGAACAAGAACTACCAGAAGCTTCAGATCGACTTCGGCCCTGAAGGTGGATTCGATGCTGGTGCCGCTTCGTGGACTGCGGACGCCATCTATGTCAGCTCTTCGACACGTGACTCGGGAGAGAAGGACCCGACCGTGCAGGCCCTTGGTATCGGGGGTCACATCTACGGATCCCGTGCGGACCTGATCATCCTTGATGACTGCGTGACCGGGAAGAACGCTCACGAGTACGAAAAGCAGATGGACTGGCTTCAGAGAGAAGTCTACAACCGGCTCTCGTATCCTGGTGGTCGCATCCTTCTGGTTGGAACGAGACTCGCCCCAGTTGATCTTTACGGTGAAATCACCAAAGACGACTACTACGGGGAAGAGGCTTCGCCCTGGACGTATCTCACTCAGCCAGCGGTGCTGGAGTTTGCCGAAGACCCTAAGCAGTGGCAGACCCTCTGGCCCAGAACCAACCGTCCTCCCGTATCGCTAGCGGGCAAGCAGCTAGTTGAACAAGATGAGGATGGCCTCTGGCCCATGTGGACTGGAGAGGCGCTTAAGAAGCGTCGCTCCGCTATGAGTCCTAGAAACTGGGCCCTGGTCTATATGCAAGAATCCGTAGTCGAGGATGCCGTCTTCCCCGTGAAGGCGGTCACCGGCTGTGTGGACGGTATGCGTGCAGCCGGCGTCATGATCAAGGGTGCCCCAGGGCATAGGCAGCATGGCATGGATGGGCTGTATGTCATCGGGGGCTTCGACCCCGCGATGACCGGCAACTCTGCTTCTGTCATCGTAGGCGTGGATCGCATGACCGGCAAGCGTTACATCCTGGACGTGTGGACCAAGGGCAGGCTTAAGCCCGACGACCTCTTCGACAAGATCAAAGAGCAGACGGTTAAGTACGGCATTAACGAGTGGCGTATCGAGACCAACGCGATGAACCTGATGGTCTCGGAGAACCGGGAGCTAAAGCAGTTCCTCGCTTCTCGTGGCTGCTTGCTTCGTGGCCACTACACCGGCAAGAACAAGTGGGATGCCGACTTCGGCGTAGCCTCCATGTCTGCCCTCTTCAACGGGCACGAGAAGGGCGATAACCTGATCCACCTTCCCTCTCGCTCTAACAGCGAAGGGGTGAAGTCGTTGATCGAACAGCTCACCACCTGGGAGCCGCTTCCCCCCGGTGTGAAGACCAAGAAGAAGACGGACACCGTAATGGCTCTGTGGTTTGCAGAGCTTGGTGCTCGTGACATGGTCCATCAGGGAGACTCGGTCTTTCACGTGGCCAACGAGTATCAGTCGCCCCGAGACAAGCAGAAGACAGTTACGATCGATCTGGACTACATGAGCCAGGCGGAACAAGCAGGAGGAGGTGGATGGTGGGGAGCATAGGAGCGCGAGCCGCCGACCGGCTCGCTTCGGTAGTTGGTAGCTGGTCCTTCGTCATAGGGCAGGCGTTCTTCCTGCTTGCGTGGTTCACGTTCAATACGGTGGCATGGTTTGCTCACTGGGACGTTTACCCGTTCGTGTTGGCCAACTTGTTCATGTCCGCAGAGGCGGCGTTTACTGGGCCTATCATCTTGATGAGCAGCAACCGCGCGGCAGCCCAAGACCGTCGTACATTCGAACTCGACTTGAAGAACGACACCGAGACCAACAACCTGGTCAGGTCAATCGCCAAGAAACTAGGGATAGAAGATGACTAACGTGTCCGAGGTGTACGACCTTCTGAGCGTCGCCCAGGGCGAGGTGAACTACCACGAAGGCCACAACGCCTCCGGATGGGACAACATCCAAAAGTACTCTGAACAGGTTCCCAGTCTGAAGTGGTCGGATGGCCAGGCGTGGTGTTGCACCTTCGTTTCTTGGTGTGCGATGAAGTCGGACAACGCGGCCCTCTTCCCTTGCACGGCTTCTTGTGCTGTTGCTGTTGAGTGGTTCAAGCATGAGAATCGGTTCAGCGACTATCCCGCCATCGGCGCCCAGGTCTTCTATGGAGTGCATGGCGATGCCCACACCGGCATCGTCAAGGACTACGACGATACCTACATCTATACGGTAGAGGGTAACACCAACACTAACGGTTCGGCCGAAGGCGATGGTGTCTATCTGAAGACTCGCGTCCGCAAGGACGCCTACGTGTACGGCTACGGCTACCCGAAGTACAAGGATGGCATCCACTCCGCTGATCCCAAGTACGCAGTGGAGAAGCCGACCGCCAAGCCGCCGGTCCCTCCCACGCCCGTCCCTGCCAAGCCGACTCCTGTGTACGCGCCCTTTCCGGGCGCGTCCTTCTTCAGGCTGGGCAAGAAGGGTGATCTAGTTACTGCCATGGGCAAGCGCCTGGTGGCTGAAGGCTACAAGGGCTATAAGGTCGGCCCCGGTCCCGAGTTCTCCCGGGCGGACCTGAAGGCGTATGCCTGGTACCAGCGGAAGCTGGGTTACTCTGGCGGCGCCGCTGATGGCTATCCGGGTCCCGCCTCTTGGGCTAGTCTCAAGGTGCCCAAGAGTTGAGGAGGTGAGTCATGGCTTTGGATATCGAAAAACTCGCAGCGAGAGTCGAATCACTACGCCGTGCCTCCGCAGAACGAGACGAGCGCATGCACAACGTGCACGACGTTCGCTCTGGTGAGATCGAGACCGTCATGCCGGGCGTCATGCCCGATGCGTGGCCTCGACCCATTGTTGCCAACCTGGTGGATACCTCGGCCCGTGACATAGCAGAGGTCATGGGTGTGATGCCGTCGATCAACTGTGCATCCGGCATCATCACCACGGACAAGTCCAAGAAGTTCTCTGGCAAGCGCACCAAGATTGCCAACCACTACGTACTAGAGTCCAAGCTTGCGAACGGGTCTCAGGTCCAGTTCTGCGACTACTACAATACGTACGGTATGGCGATCTATGTTGTTGAACCAGATTTCGAAGACAAGCATCCTCGGATCCGTGTTGAGGATCCGATGGGCGTGTACCCGGAGGTTGACCTTCAGGGCCGTGTGCGCTCTTACACCAAGGTGTGGCGAGAGAAGGCGATCACCCTCGCGTACAAGTTCCCTCACCTGATCCGCTTCCTCCAGTCGAACGAGACCGGCGGGGGCGCCGGTCAGGATATGGGATGGCAAGAGCGAGAGATCGAAGTCGTGAAGTACTGCGACCCCGATCAGATCACGATGTACCTTCCCGCTCATGGCAACGTCGTTGTGGACAGCATGCCCAATCCCTTGGGCAAGGTCTACGTCGCTATCGCCAAGCGTCCCGGCTTCGATGGCGACACCCGAGGCGCCTTCGATGACGCCATCTGGGTTCAGCTTGCCAAGGCTCGCATGGCACTTCTAGCGCTAGAGGCAACAGAGAAGTCTGTTCGCGCTCCGCTCGTCGTGCCTCGTGATGTGCAGAAGATGACCTTCGGCGATGATGCAATCATCCGCACGGACAATCCGCAGGGTGTCCAGCGGGTTGGACTCGACGTTCCCCAGTACGCCTTCCAAGAGGGAAGCATGCTGGACAACGAGGCTCGGACTGCCATGCGTAGTCCGGAGGCTCGCTCTGGAAACATCGATGCCTCCGTCATTACCGGTCGTGGTGTGCAGGCCCTCATGGGTGGATTCAACACTGTCATCTCTACCGGACAGAATGTTATAGCGGACGCCCTTAGGCGTGCGCTNTANCTCTGCCTAGAGATGGATGAGAAGCTTTGGCCCGANCTTAAGAAGACGATCCGTGGAGTCGCGCAGGGTACNCCCTTCGAGGAGACCTACATCCCGTCCAAGGACATCAACGGTAACTACACGGTCGATGTCACCTACGGTTTCGCGGCTGGTCAAGACCCGGCGCGTGCAATCGTTGCACTTCTTCAGCTTCGTGGTGATCAGCTTGTATCACGCGACTTCGTCCAGCGGCAGTTGCCCATGGATCTTGACGTGGTACAGCTTCAGGTCCAGATCGATAATGAGCAGTTCACCGACGCCCTGAAGCAGGGCATCCAGCAGTACATGGCTTCCATTCTCGTCATGGCCCAACAGGGCCAGGACCCTACCGATGCATTGACGAAGATGGGCAAGCTCATCGAGCTGAGGGGAAAGGGTTCCGCTGTACACGACGCTGTACTTCAGGTCTTCAAGCCCCCGCCCCAGGCTCAGCAGTCACCGCAGGATGCAGCCATGGCGGCCCTACAGGGGGCCTCTAGTGGCTCGACACCAGCTCCCGGTACTCCTGGTCAAGGTGGACCTCCCAGCCCCGCACAGGCGCAGCCTGGGGCCATGGACATGCAGAGGCTCCTGGCGGGTCTCTCCAGTAACGGCAATGCTACAGCCAGCGTACAGACGAGACGACAAGGACCTATTGCATGAGCTGCGAAGACCACCACCTAGGCATGAACTACGTACAGGTGAAGCCAGGGAAAGAACCTGAAATGAAGTCCTGGTGCTTCACCTGTCGCAAGTACCCTGTCCTACGGCAGGTCGCGCTTGGCGCGGAATCAGAGCCGCCTGTTAAGGCAGCGGCTAAGCGAACCCCAAGGAGTACCAATGGCGTTCGAAGCAGTTGATGCTAGCGGCGGCGATACCTGCTTTCCGCAGCACCCGAGGGCTGGAGAGTGGGAGACCCTGAAGGGCCGCATGCTCCCGCCCGTGATCGAGGCTCCGCTGGAGTCCGTCGCCGAAGGCGACAGTCGTCACATCGACAATCCCGCTACGGTGGACTGGAGTGCGAGTGTCATCGTGGACACCCCGCTCACCCCCGGTGGCGGAGCGATGGCCAAGTAAGCAATGTGAGGCGGGGCCTTTGGGCCCCGCTGATCAACTGAACCAGGAGAAGAAG